CCTCGAATTCTGCCGTCTGAGGGGATTCCGGGGCCTCCCGGATGACTACGGCTACGCCAGGCTCGCCCAGGTAGTCGGGAACTTCATGGACGGCGGAGGGCTGAGCGTCGGCCTGGGCCCCGTGAAGAGCCTGGACCAGGACAACTATGACAACGGGGTCTATGTCGTGGACGGGTGGGAGATCGTCGACCGCCTCTTCATGAGGCACGAGGAGCAGTGCGAATACGACAGGCACGAATTCCTTGCGGGGATTGACGAGACCCAGCCCCCCGGCCAGCGCATCGGGGAGAGGATGATGAAGGACCTCCTGCTTCACGGGGAGACCCTGTCGTCGGCCGCGCCGATGTATCATTATGATATGAGGAAGCGGGCCGAAAGCGGTGAGAAACCGGCGATTTTCGAGGAAGGCAGGACTTATCTGAGGTACAGATACGATACCGAGCCCGGATTCAGGATAGTCTCCAAAGGGGAGACGGAGCTGACCGCAGTGGTGGACGGCGAGGAGCAGATCTGCCCCCTCTTCCACTGGTATGACGGAGGGGAATCCACGATCATCAAAGACGGGTCAGGCAGATACCCCGCAGAACCCATCCCCAAAGCACGACGGAAACCCCTTTGCCACCGGGACTCCGGTCCCGATGTGGCCACATATAACACAAATATTAAATACTTGTATGCCCATGTAGTATTAGACAGGAAACTGTTAGGAGACACAGAAATGAACGGAAACGCAGACTGGCAGAGAGAGAAGGAAGCCCAGGCCCGCAGGGAGGACCTCAAGAGGTGCAAGACGGTCGAGGACCTGATCGAAAGGGCCTCCGACCTTTGGGTCGAGCTGGTGGCATGCGGAAACCCCGAGGCCGCCAGGAAGATCGAAACGGCATTGGAAGCACTCGTCCAGACCAGGGATGTGATGTGATGATCGGAGAGAAGCACACCGGGGTGACCGAGGAAGTCCTGGATTCCCTCGGCAAGCGCTGGGAGAAGAAGGACGGTCAGGTCCGCTGGTATGTCAACGATTGGGAGGACATCATCGGGCTGGAGGTCCTCTATTACAACACCGGGAACATCTCGGCGGTCTACTACGACAACGGGAACGACTGGCACGGCGAAGGCCACCCGTCGAACCGCTGGTATGCCCGCTACGTGAGCGGGACGAAGGTCTGGATAGACGCGGACGGGGCGGTCCATGTGGACTACTGCAAGGATGCGAAGGTCGAGAAGGACATCATCGCCAAGGTAGGGGCGAAGATCTCCGAGGCGCAGGGGGTGGCCTGAGTGACCCTGATAGGCGGCATCACCGAGGTCATGGTCATGCTGGCCGAACTCCGCAGGGAGGCGATGGAAGTGGATCCCAGGGCCGCGGAATGGCTCGGATGCGCCCTGGACGACGTGGAGGACGCGTGGAACGTCCTGATGGCACCCCGCATCGGGGACCGAGGATAATTACATTTAACAAATGTATTAAATAGTAGTATACCCATGTAGTATTAGACGGGGAAACCCGGAAAAGGAGACACGGAAATGAACGGAACAGACTTTGAGATGATGAGTGAGGCCCTGGCCGGTGCGGTGGAGACCGCAGAGAGGGTCTCCGGAGATCTGATGGCGGAGGGCCTTTACGGGTACTCCGACACGGTGGACGAGGTTGCCGAAGCCCTGAGATACGCCGTCTGGAATCTCAGGAACGGCCCGTATAACCTCGGGGACATGGCCGAGAAGCTGGGCTATGCGATGGACCAGTTGGACTATGTAGCGGCAGACCTCGTCTTTAACGGGGACTGGGCGCCGTCCGTCGGCAGGCTGGAGCTTGTATGGGGTGTGATGGAAGAGGTCAGAGAAATGATGGAAGAGGTGGCCTGAATGAATTCCTACCGCTATTCCTGCGACTGCGGAAGCCTGGCCGTGGGGTCCCCCGAGTGCATGACCCTGGTCGGGAATTCCGAGGGGGACGGCGAGTATTGGGTCCGCGTCATGGATAAGGCCCAATTCCGCATCGTTGAGGGCGAATATGTCTTCGCCACGGTCGTCCAGGGGAAGGCCGTGACGATCTTCGATTACGACTGCCAGGGGGCGGAGCCTCTCTGCACGATGGCGGGGAGGTTCGCCGTCTACCGCCGCAGGAGGTCCGGGGACATGGCGGTCGTCGTCTGGGAGGACTGGACAAAGGAGGCTGAGTGAAATGAGGGCAGTGATAGAGATGAAGGACGGGAATGTCCAGACCAGAATCGGGATTTCCGGGCTTTTCGGGGCTTTCGTGGTGGAATGGCTCGTCGACCACCCGGAAACGGAGAGGATCTGGTGCGTCATGGACGAACTCGGAGAGGAATGGGACCCGGAGTCGAGGCCTTATTGGGCTTTGGGGAGGGGATTCGCATGACCGCCCGCAGAGCGGAAGGTCTGGTCCAGGAGGGAGAGTGAGATGGACGGAAAATTCGACGAACAGATCGTTTTCGCCGCGCTGACAAAGCTCCAGTCGGATTATGACCGGCTCGCGGAGTTCCTCAGCCATGAGCTCGTCGACGGCTGGGAGATCGACTTCACAGGGGATGTGAATCCGATTGGGCTGGACGTCCGCCGTCTCACGGAATCCCTCGGATACAGGTGGCAGGACATCCAGGCCGACGCCGACAGGATGCGCCAGAAGGAGAAGGGTCCGGCCAGAAGGTTCATTGTGACGCTGGACAGCGGGGAGAAATTCGCCACCGGGGAGGGGGACTTCAGGTGCCTGTCGAATTCGATCTTCTCCGCCGGGACGCGGTTCTGCCGCATCAGAGACGGCAACGGGCGTGAGGTCCTGGTGAATCTGAACCGCATAGTCACCGTGAGGGAGGAGGAGTGAACATGCATTACAGAGGCTATGAAATCGAGGAGACAGACTTCACGACCACGGTGAAAGTCGGGTCGAGGGAGGAGGTCCGCCCGGTCTACATCATACCGGGGCTGAAGGAAAGGCCGTCGTCTCCGTTCCTGACCACGCCCCAGGAGGCGAGGGACTTCATCGATGCCGAGATGGACGCCCGCGAGGAATGGCGCGAGGCGAGGACCTGGAGATGGGAGGCCACGATCAGACGCAAGGGCAACTCTCTGTCGGTCTCGGTCCCCGCCAAAGCCGTCCGCATCCTCGGGCTGGAGGAGGGTGACGAGGTCTCCATGGTCCTCGAGAGGAAGTGAGCGGGCCGGAGACACTTTGGCCCGCCCAGGGTATGACCCCGGTCCATCCGGGGGCATGCCCGGCGGACCCAATGGCGTCCGGAGGATAAAAGGAAGAGGGCCGGGTGGAAATGAACGTAAAAAGGCCCCGGCCCAAGGATGACGGAGGATAATCGCCGGGAAGGGACTAAAACCTTCCGATTGTGTTTGTTTTTTTGTTTTTTTGTGTTTATACATGGTGCGGGGCTGAGAAAAGGTTGCAGACTAAGCCGACCCCGCACGCCCCTGGAAAGGAGGCGATTATATGGATTGTGTCGGAGTAGAAATAGGCATCGAGGCGAAGTTGGAGGAGTACATCGGAATGCTCGGGGCAATGGGGAGAAAGCCGTCGACTCTGGACGGGATCCGGCAGGCCGTCCGCATCTGTGCGAGATGGCTCGGGACCCAGGGCATCGCAACATGGGACAAGGTCTCGCCCATGATAGTATCGAGGATGGCCTACGCCATCCCCGGGAAGGAATCGACGAGGCGCATGAGGATGTCCTGCTTCGCAGGCTACGGGAGATGGGCGACCGGACGCGACTTCGTCGCCCAGGCCGGGATTCTATGGAATCCCCAGGGAGAAGCCGCAAGGAAATGGCTGTCAAGGGAGGATTATCTCAGAATGATGGATTCGGCCAAACCAAGGGAGAGACTGATCCTCGCCCTCGGGGCTACGATGGGGCTGAGGCGGTCGGAGATCGCGTTCCTGACCCTGGGCGACGTCCAGAACGGGGAAGTCCGCATCTGCGGCAAAGGGCACGGCCAGGAGGGGAAGGTCGTCTCGAAGGCCATGAGCACGGCGGTTTCGAGGGAACTCGGGGCTTATCTCATGGTCCGCCCAGACGCCGGGACGGACAGGCTGCTGGTCGGGAGGGCGGGGAGGGGTCTCGAGCCTGACGGGGTCCGCAGGGCGCTGGAGAGGGTGGCGGAACCGCTCGGCATCGATATGTCGCCCCATTCGCTCAGGAGGCTGTACGCAATGACGCTCGCCGACGCGGGCGTTCCCCTCGAGACAATAGCAAGGATGATGCGCCACGAGAGCCCGGTCACGACGATGCGTTGCTATCTGAAAGCCGACCCGAGGCGCATGGCCGACGCCCAGGCGAAGGTCGATGCCATCCTCGCATAAAGGAACTGATATATACGACAGAGTCCATTATGGAATTGCAGACTAAGGGATGGCCAGATTTTTATATAAATCGGGCCAGAAAAAACCGTCTGCAGGATGACAACAGATGGAGAAAATAACGCTCGACAGGGTGTGCAAAACAATCTATAACCGCAACTGGCGCGAGATAGATCCCGCAATCGAGAAAGGGATCCCGCGCGTCAGGTATTCCTTCAAGGACTTCGAGAAGGATGTCATGGCCGACGAACTCATTGCGTCCCGCCTCACCGCAAGGTGCAAATGGGTCGCCCTGACCGCGAAGGGGGTCATCGTCGAGGACGGCAAGAATGCGACCATAGACATCGAGATGCTCAGGGAGACCTGCGGGAAGAGGTGGTCCGCATGACCGATGCCGTTGCAGACCCTCACACCGAGGAAAAAACACAAAAAAACAAAAAAACAAACACAAACACAAACAAAGACCTCAACGTCCACCAGCGCCTGAATCTGGCCCGCGAGACCATCCGCAGGAGGGCGTTCACTAAGGACCTGAGCAACAAGCAGTTCTCCAGCGTCTCAATCGATGCCATGCGCGATGCGGTGCAGGAGGCGATCATCGCGGCGGGACTGAACCTGGTCCTCGTGCACAAGGAATTCTCCCTGACCTCCAGCGGGCCGACCAAGACCTTCATGGGCACCGCCAAGATGCGGGTCATCAACGTGGACGACCCCGAGGATTTCGTCGAGTACTGGACCGAATCATTCGCGAACGACAACGGGGACAAAGGTCTGAGCAAATGGGACACCGGGCTTCTCAAGACGGCCTACAAGGAAATCTTCCAGATCGGCGAGAGGGGCAAGGACGACATCGACTCCTACTCCAACGAGGAGATGGAGGCGGAGGCCGAACGCATCGAGGCCATCCGCGAGAGGAGGGCGAAGAACCAGGCGCAGGCGTCCCGGGATCCCTTCTTCGGGAACCAGGTCTCGGAGGAGGTCGCCCAGCTCCGCAAGCAGGTCGGAGCGATCCTCACCAGAGGGGAGCCGTGGGCGTCCATCATCCAGGGGCACAAGGCCGAGAAGCCGTTCGCCGAATGGGACGCCGACACGCTGAGGAAGGTCATCGCCGAGTGCGGGGAGGCGGGCGAATGACCGACCCGAGGGCCATAGAGTCCGCAAAGCAGTGCATGGCGAAGGTTTTCTCGCGCAAGGAGCTGGAAGCCCTGAGGAGGGATTCGGCGGCCATCACCGCCGACTACGCGCTCCTTGTCTGCGCTTCCATGAAGGACGAAAGTTGCTTCAGCGATGGGTGGGCCGTCGAATTCATCGCCCAGATCATCGAGGCGGGCCTGAACGCCCGCAAGGGCATCGCGGAGAAGCTGGGCCGCATGGGCAGAGACGGCTCCGAATACCGCATCGAGGAGGAGTGCGAATGATGGCCCTCATCATCGACCTGACTGCCACCGACATGCGCAAGCGCGAGCTCCTCGCGTACGCCAATTACCTCTCCACGACCACCGAGGTCTGGCTCGACGGGGACCGCATGGCTCTCATGGCCGAGCTTCCGGAGGGACCGCAATGAGCCTTCAGGGAGTCGACTGGATTATCCCCTGCCCCTACTGCGGGATACCGTCCCACCTCCACACCGTCGGCATAGGCCCCGACGGAGGCCTCGTCCACCACTGCCAGATGTGCGGCCCGAGGGAGCTGGGCATCAAAGAGGTCGCAATCGCATGGGCCAGAGGGGAAGCCGTCGCCGAGCGTTTCAGGGGGGAATCCGTGCGCCTTCCCGAGCTGTCCGCCGAACCCATGTATAGGGACGCCGAGGGCAGATGGTACGGGGTATGGACCCGCGAAAGAATCCGCCCGAACCCCGTGCCCGCGGGATGCTGCGACCGCTTCGGCAGGGACGACCGCTGCTATCGGCAGGAGGAATCCAGATGAAAGCCGCGCTCGAAAGGGCCTCCGAGAGCGTCGCCGAAGCCGCCGGGATCGTATCGTCCGCGAGGCTCGCCCTCTCCGGAGAAGCCATGGCGATGCCCGACGGCCCCGAATCGGGGAAGATCCTCAGGCTGTGCGACGCGCTGTGGGCTTCGGAGCAGAGCCTCGAAGGCCTTCTGCCGTGGCTGTCCCGCATGATCGGGGAGGAGTCCGAATGAAGGACGTAGAAAGCCTCGCGGAATCCATGGTCGACGAGGCCATGGAGACCGGGGAGTACATCGCCGAGGACCCCAAGCGCCTGAAGCGCTTCCTCGATTCCTACGATTCGGACTCGGCCATAAAGACCGTCTCCGAAGCGCTCGCGATAATCTCCGTCGGCATGGCCCTCGCCCACGTCAGGCCGGGCGACGCGCAGGACCCGCTGAGGACCGTCGCTTTGGCGTTCATGGTCGCGGACAGGTTCATATCGAAAGCCAAGGAGGGGTTCGAATGAACGAGTGCGCCGGGGGAATCTCCAAACAGGCGACCATAGAGGTCCGCACGTCATACAACGCCCGCGACGGCGTGATAAGATTCGGCATCGGGGCCCGCTACAAGAGCCGCATAGGGGACACAGTCTCCGCATGCCTGTATGAGACCGAGCTGACGCCCAAACAGGCGCATCGGCTGGCCTGTTGCATCAGGGAGCTGGCCGACGGCAATGTCGGCGACTTTGACGAGGCCGGGCTGGAATTCACCGCGGGCGAGTATTCGGGATGCGAGATCACGCTCCCGCACTGCTATGTCTGGATATCCGAGGACACCGACGTCTACGAGCTGGCCGACGAGCTGGACAAGGCCGCGAAGGAGGCTGGCGCATGAACTCCGCCCATTCAGACATGCGGATGTTCCTCTACGAGTTCGACGCCAAGACGCCGGAATCCGAGGCCGAATCCTACGTCAGAATGGCCGGGGCCGCGATACGCTCCGCGATCCGCGCGGAGGCCGAACTTCCGGTATCATCCAAGAGGGCCGGCCATCTGTACGAGGCGCTGGCCGACTTAGAGAGATGGGAGGCGGGCGAATGACCTCCTGCCATATCGAAGCCGACATCTGGGTCGACGGCGGCTACCTCAACGGGATAAAGCGCGTATACGTCGAGTTCGGGGACAATTGCGAGGGCTTCATGTTGGGGCCGTCCGAGGCCCGCGAGGTGGCGGACGTCGTCGAGAGCATCGCCGAGAGGAGTCCATATGACCCAGACAGGAGCGAAGGGCTGGACCTCTATCAGGACGGCGAATACATGGGGGTATGTCCGAGCGGATGGGACGTGGCGGTCCGCATCAACGGAGTCGAGGTCATCATAGACAGATCAGATTCCAAGGAGTTCGTCGGCGAGCTGAGGGAGGCGGGCGAATGAAGCCCAGATGCGAGATCTGCGGGCGCCCGATGGAGAACGACGGCGACGGCTGGTTCTCCTGCCCCGAATGCGGATGGGAGTTCTGCGAGGAGGAATCCGAATGACCGCGACCATACGCGTCCCCGTCTCCGTCGACGTGGACATGGACGACGATGACAGGGGATTCGTCCTCGTGAAGGCCCCGGACGATACAGTGACCGTAGGCGACATATACCCTCTGTCCAGGCACCGCGACAGGTTCGTCTGGGTGCTGGAGCAGATGATCGGGCATCCCGGGATCGGCATATCCCTCGACACCGGATTCGTCGGCATCTCGATGAGCCAGGGGAGCGGGAAGGCGCATCTCGACGTCTACCCCGACTCCTTCTCGGACCCCGTGAGGGTCAGGCTGGAATCGGAGGACCTCCGCGGGCTTCTCGAAGCGGTCCGCAGATGCTGGTTCCCGGCGCAGGAGGGGTCCGAATGATGCGCATATGGACCGACGACGGCCTTTTCCTCACGCTGAAAGGCCATCCCGACTGGACCTCCCGCTGGAACCAGCCGTTCATCACCGGAGAGACAAGCAGGGGCGAGAGGATCAGCATAGCAATCGCCCACATCGTCCGCTACGAGGAGGTGGACGAATGACTTCCGGCATGATCCGCGCGGTCCTCTTCGACCCCGACAAGGGCGAGATGGAGTGGAGGGAGGTCGAGGACTCCTGGCAGAGCTTCAAGGAGTACATCGGCGACTGGATGGAGGGCCACATGGCCGTCTTCGGCGGACGCCCGACGGTCCTGTACTGCGACGAGATGGGCATGGTCAAGGGCCTGACCCCTTCCGTGGTCTCGGGGTCCGGGCGCATCCTCGTCAGGGGGCGCATCGTCCTCACCATGCCGGACGGGCACGGGAACGACCTCGGCATAACGCCCGAGCACTACGGGCGCCTGAACATGTGCAGGAGGGGCGCGAGGCACGGCGGCAGGGACGTCGCCGTCCTGGTCTGCGACTCCGAGCCAGCAGTCGACACGGGGGCGGTCGAGTGACTGTCTATGTGTGCCATCATGCCAGAGGCGACAGGGTAATCCATGCCGTCTGGGTCATGAGAAGAGTCATGGACTGGGACGGAAAGGTCATGGCCGAGGACCGCGCCGCGCTGGAGCCCAAGGAGGCCGTCAGACTGGCCGAGGCAATCCGCCACCCGTCGTCCCTCGACTACGGCTCGGGCTTTTTCCAGGACCTCAGGACAGGGGAGAATGCGCTCCATGCCGACCTCGTTCCGATGGAGTCGTTTTTCCTCTATTGGAGCCGCGAAAGAGGCCAAGACGCCACGGATTCGCTGTGGGACACCGAATGGCCCGACGCATGGGCGGAGGACATCGAGAGAGCCGCGAAGGAGGTGGACGGATGAGCTCCCTCATCCAGTCATCGATATTCGATTTCAAGCCCAAGGAGCGCCCCGCGCAGTGGCTGACGCTCATGGGGGGCGAGCACCGGAGGCTGTGCAGGACGGACGCAGAGGCGTTCGTGCGCGAGCTGGGGACGATCCCCACGGGCCAGACGTGGCCCCGGTGCATGGAGATAGACCACAAATCCAGCTACAACATATGGTGCGGGTGGGCCAGCGCGAGGATGTGGGGCCACGGCGGCATCGGCGAGCAAGTTCTCGTCGACCATCACGGGCGCGTCGAGTGGACCATCGACCCGTACCCTTACGAGAGATACTGGAAGGACGGGAAGCAGGTCCGCGAGAACGAGCACGGGAAGATCGTCGCGGCGGAGATAGAGGGCGACAGATTGCGCCTGACCGTCGAGGGCATGGGCGACTGGCTGGCCGAAATCTACCCGGACGAAGAGGTCCGCAGATACGACCGCCATCCCTACGACCCGACGAGGGACATGGAGCACTTCGGCATCGAGTGCTACCGTCAGGGACTGCCCGGATCCATGTTCGCATGGCGGGCGCATTATATCTATGCCACCGACGTGCTCAGGCCGTTCTACAGAACTATGGACGAGGACGAGGCCAAGAAAACCGACCTCATGGGACCCATCGCCGGATCGTGGGCCCCGAACCCCGACTACGACGAGATTCTCGCGTGCGCCGAAGCCCTCGGGCTTACGATGAAGCTCAGGCACGGCCCGCCTGCGCCCGTCAATCTCGCGATGTATCCCATCGAACAGACATGCCAGAACTGCATCCACAGGGGCGGGAGCAACAAAGAGGACAACTGCTGGAAGAAGCGCGGGCAGAGCTCGTGCAGAGGATGGCTGTGGGACAGGAAGACCCCGGCCAAGCCGTACAGAAAGGGGAAGAAGACGGCGGGAACCCCGCGCGGATGCGACGGAGAGGAGGGGTGCGGATGCTGACCGGGGATTCGGCGGCTCCGTCCTTCAGGAAGGCCCTGGCCCAGCTCCAAGGTGCCAGGACCGATGTCATGGCCCTCCGCAGGGGGTCCAAAGTCGAGGAATGGAACGCCCTAGACCGGGCGCAGAACGCCATAGACGAAGCCATCGCAGAGGTCCGCAGGGTAATGGAGGCGAGGAAGTGACGTGCATCGAAGACCTTCTCGAAGCATGCTCCGACTGGTCCACGGTCGACGAGATCCAGGAGCGCGTCGGGCTTCCGTCGACGTCCAAGGCGCACAGGGCGGTCCGCAACTGCCTCCGCTTCTGGCTGGCGCAGGGGGCGCTCGAAACCCGCAAGGAACCCGACGGCCCGAGGATGTACCGCGCAGGGGAATGGCACGGGCGCAAGATCCGTCCCGTCCAGCCCCGCATCGTGGAGGCCCTCACCGACGGTCCGAAGACCGTCCGCCAGGTCTCCGATGCTACCGGGGTCGGCATCGAGAACGCATGGAGGGCACTCCACCGCATGAAAGACAGCGGAAAAGTCGTGTCAGTGATGGTCGACAGGAGAAATGTCTGGTCGCTGAGGGAGGCCGACGCCGATGGTCTACAAGAGCGATGTCTACGAAGTCCTGACAGGTTCCTGGCAGTCCACGGGCCAGATCGCGTCCCAGGTCGAACGCACGACCAAGACCCGCAGGATGCACCAGTTCCAGGTCTGGCAGGCGCTGGACGCCCTCGCAGACAGAGGGATGGCCGAGAGATACAGGGACGGGAATGGCGCATATTGGAGGAAGGTCCGATGCCGACGAGACGCGAGGTCCTTGCGGTCTTCGCCGACTGGTCCACGGTGGGAGATGCCGCCGACCGCCTCGGATGCCCGAGATCCAATGTCAATTCGCACCGCGGTTCCCTGCTCTCCGAGGGCTACCTCGAGAGCAGGTTCGTCGACGGGATCGGGAACCAGTACAGGGCGACGGGCAAGCCCCTCCCGTCCAAACTTCAGTCCTCTCTCATAATCCCCGTCCGCCCCCCGGGAAGGCCGTCCCCGCATCAGGAGGCCATCCTCAGAGCGCTGGAGTCCGGACCTATGGCCAAGCCCCAGCTTCTCGCGGAGACGGGGTGCCCGAAGTCCGCTTTCAATGCGGCCCTCCTCGCGCTGGAACGCAAGGGGAGGATCGAACGCATCGGACCTGCCACGATTGCGCCTCAGGTCCCCCCGGCAACCTTCCGCAAAGCACGCGTCATCGAGAAGCCGGAGACCGGACGCGACCGCGTACTCGCGGCCTGCACTGACTGGACGAATACCGACGCAATCGCGGAGGCGACGGGAATCCCGAGGGACCTGGCGCGTTACCACCGCAAGCACATGCAACTCGACGGGAGGCTCGAGACCCGCTGGACCGACGGGATCGGGTTCGAGGTCCGCGCGACGGGGAAGAAGCGTCCCCTCCCGCGTCTCTGGGCCGTCACCCTAAGCCTTCTCTCCGACGGCCCGAAGACTGCCCGCCAGATCGCCGACGCTACGGGGAGGAACCGCCCGGCGGCGGCTAATGTCCTGGTTAGAATGGAGAGGCATGGCCTCGTCGTCCGCGAAGGGAAGGGGAGATTCACATGGAGACTGGCACAATGACTTGGATTATGCACATAGAGTGCCTCAATTTTGAGGGAAGCGTCGACCTCGACAGCATAGAGGGGGCAAGTTTGCTGGAATCGGCTATTTACTGCATGATTCCGGGCGAGACGTTGACCCTGACATATGAGGGGGACGGAGACGGTGACGGGGGGGATTCCTGATGGCCCTCCAGATGGCCCTCGAGCGCTTCGACACGACTGCAGTGAAGCGCATAGGGGTTATTGACGTCGATATGCTCGGGGGGCGGTCCAGATTTCCGAACCTCGCAGTCATGAAGATGGCCGCCTTTGCCAAACGCGAATATCCCGGTGCGACGGTGGAACTCGTCGAATCCGAGCTCGAGATCGGGCGCTATGACTGCGTCATGGCATCCAAGGTTTTCGACTTCAGTCCGACGCCCGGGCCAATCCAGGACGCCATCGACAAGGAGGGGCTGGACGCGCTGGCCGTTCCGATAGGGGAAGGATTGGCTGGGGGGACATGGCTCATGCTCGGTGGTACGGGGTGGTATTACGAGCGCGGACCGAGGCTTCCGGAAGAGGCCGAGCACATCATGCCTGATTATCTGATATATGAGCCGTATATCCGCAGGATGGAGGCCAAAGGGCAGGGGGCGTATTTCGCGCAGTTCCTCGGCTCCGCGATAGGTTTCCTTACGCGCGGGTGCTTCAGGAAATGCCCTTTCTGCGTGAATAGGTCATACTCCCATGCGTCCGTCGTATGCTGGGATGCGAGGGAATTCATCCAGGAAGGGGCGAAGGTACTCTATCTGTGGGACGACAATTTCCTTGCGGTCGGAAAGAAGAGGAGCCTGGATCTGCTGGCGATGCTGAACGGGGTCGGAATACCGTTCCAGTTCAGGCAGGGCCTCGACGTCCGCATACTGTCCGAAGAGGTCGCCGAGGCACTGGCCCATTCGCGCTATCACGGCGACATGATTTTCGCGTTCGACGATCTTGCCGAGAAGGATGCTATACTGCCGAAATTGAGGATGTGGAGGGACCACAGTCAGAAAAGCACCAAATGCTACGTTTTAGTCGCTTTCAAGAGCCGGGGGGCCGAGGACATTGCCGAGGCGCTGGAAAGGTGCAGACTCCTCATGGAATTGGGCATCATGCCCTACATCACGAGATTCTCCGCTTATCGCGGGTCCGAGTGGCAGGGGGCGTACATTCTGCTTGCGAGATGGGCCAACCAGCCCGCCGTCGTGAAGAGAATGACGCTCAGGGAGTTCGCCGAGGCGTCAGGGGAGTCCGCACGCAGTGCCCTGGCCCTGATGGAATCCGGGGGGGTGCCGACCGCATATCTCGACATGAGGTGGCCGAAACGGGAGAAAAAACCGTCCGGGACGGGCACCGAACCGCACGAACGGGGGTCCGCCCCATGACGACGACAGATCCGTCCCCGTTCCTCACGCACGAGTGGAGGACGACCAATGAGATTGCGCTCGACGCATGGGATGCGGAGGGCAGGAGGGGGGACTTCCATAATGCCCGTGACCGGGTCCGTCTCGCGCTCAGGCGCATGGAGGCCGGGGGCAGAGTCGAACGCATGGATTCGGTCTCCCCGAACAGATGGAGATTTTCACAATGACCTGCCGCAAGGCCCCCGAAACATCTTCAGAAACAGGTTCCAGAGGGATTCAGATGATTGGAGTCAAAGCCCGCAGGGCATCCGAGAGAGAACAGCAGTCGAACGCACCGCAAGGAAAAGGGGGGAGGTTTTGATGCCCGGCGTCAGCAGGTCCTCGGAGCCGTCCAAGCCCAGGAGCGAAACCAGGGTGATGATACTTTCAGACCTGTCCGAGAGGCAGTACGCTCTGAGCGTCCTCCGCTCGAAGTATGGGGGGTATGCCTATCCCTGCGTCTATAAGATGGAATTGGAGGGGCTGGTCGCCCAGGACGACTGCTCCCTGGCATATAAGATAACGCCCGAAGGACGCGAGTGGCTCGGGAAGGCGAAGGGATGACCGTCAGGAATGCGGTCTGGCGCATGGCCGAGGATTGGGTGACTCCTTCCGAGATAGCGTCGGCATCGGGATACCGCAAGGCTTCAGTCCTGGCCGCACTGCGCTCGATGGAGGCCGAGGGGAAGGCCGAGAGGAGGTTCGTCGACGGGATCGGGGACCAGGTCCGCCGCATCGGGGAGGAACCCGCCTCCAGGGCCCGGCACAACACCGGGACCATTCTTCTGGCGAGGCTCTCCAGCGGGCCCAAGACCACAACGGAACTGAACTCCTCTATCCCGGACATATCTCAGTCTGCGGTGAGGATGGCACTCCGCCGTCTCGAGGCCCAGGGTCTTGTCACCCGCGAGAGGGACCGGGAACCGCATCTCTGGAGGCTGGTCCGATGGTCTCCAGGGCAAGGCAGGTCTACGAGCAGTGCGAGGGATGGATGACCGTCCGCGAGATCGAGGCCGCCATCAGCCTCCCGCCGACCAACCGCGAGCGCCAGGCATTGAGGCAGGCCCTCGGGTGGCTCAAAAAGAAGGGCCTCGCCGAATCGTCCTGGCAGGACGGCAGGGGCACTTTGTGGAGGGTCACAGAGGGCGGGGACGTCCCGACCTCGTGGCTCGACCGCCCGACGACCGAGGAGGCCCTCGGGGACGGCATGACGATCAAAGAACTGGCGGAGGCGACGGGCAGGACGGAGGCTTCGGTCGCGTCGTCGCTCCGCAAGCTGGAGAGAAAACGGAGGGCGTGGGCGGAGTGCGTTCCGGGACGCCGCCCGTCGGTATGGCACAAAGGTCCGGCACCCCGGTTTCAAACAATTTCGGACACCAACAAAGACATCCAGGAGGAGGAGATATGTCAGTGATCGAGAGAGAAGACCTCCCTCATGTCCATGTCACGACATGGCACTGCGAATGCAGGGAGGCAGGATGCGAGATTTCAACCGAGACCGACAGAAGACCCATGATCTGTCCCTTCGGGAACCCCCCCAAGTGGAGGAGAGGGCGATGCCGAGCGTACCTTTGGTCCCGTGCGTGCTGTGCGACCAGGTGCCGGGAGCGCCGGACTGCGTCGGAGTATGGCGCATCACATGCCCGATCTGCGGGAGGACCGCCAAGGGCAGTCTCGAGGCCGAAGCCCGCGAGAGGTGGGCCGAGATGAATGCCAAGACCGCGAGACCCCTCGGTCCCGCCCTCGACCTGCTGGACTCCATCGAGGCCGCGATGTGCGACCTCGAGGCCATCAGGACGGTTCCCGGGGCTATGACCGTCTGGCACCGCTGGATGGATGACTTCAAGGAACTCAGAAAAATCGTCGAAGAAGCGGAGGCGAAGAAGTGAGCGAATTGGGGGACGCAGTATGGGCCACGCTGAACGGCGAATGGCACACCGTGGCCGAGATAGCCGACGCGATACCGCAGAGGGCCAAGTCGGTCAGCACTCACCGCGAGATGGTCAGGAGCCACCTGACCAAGCTCAGGCGCTACGGCATGGCCGAGAGGTAGGAATGCGCGGGGCAGGAGATGCGCTGGAGGCGGACGCAATGACCTACACGGTGGCATCGTTCAGCGGGGGCAAGGACAGCACAGCGATGGTCCTCCGCATGATGGAGTTGGGCGAAGACCTCGACGAGGTGATATTCTGTGACACGGGGATGGAATTCCCCGCTATGTATGACCATATCATGAAGGTCCGCAAGGCCGTCGAATCGGAGGGCGTGAAATTCACCGTGCTCGAACCCGAGCATAGCTTCGAGTGGCTGATGCTCGAGAAACCCATCGAATCGAAGAAATACGGGCATTATTCAGGGCAGTCGTGGCCGAGCATGCATGTGAGATGGTGCACGAGATACCTCAAGGCGGAAGTCTCAGACAGGCACCTCACGGACCTCCGCGAGCGGTACGGAGAGGTCACTCTATGCACGGGATTGGCCGCCGACGAAGGGAGGCGCATAGAACGCCGGACCAACGCAGGCCACCGCCACCCCCTCGCCGAGTGGGGATGGACCGAGGACATGTGTCTCGGATACTGCTACGGACGCGGCTATGACTGGCACGATCCTTCTGTCGGGAAGGGGCTGTACGAGATTTTCAGCCGGACCTCGTGCTGGATATGCCCTTTGGGAACGATAGACAACTTCCGCCAGCTCAGGCGCTGGTATCCCGAACTATGGGCTAAGATTGGGGACATGGAGGTCCGCCTGAGGGAGAGAAGGGAGAGCGAAAGCTTGGACAACGTTGCGAACGCATGGAAATACACCCCCCGGAATTCCTGGCAGGACCTGGAAGACCGCTTTGCCCGCGAGGACCTGGGCATAATGTCCGTGACCACACTGGAGGATTTCTCATGATCGACCATCCGAGCCACTACCGCAGGGACACGGGCATCGAGGCCATCGACGTCATCGAAGCGTGGGGTCTCGGGTTCAACCTCGGCAATGTCGTCAAGTATGTGGCGCGGGCGGGCCTGAAGGACGATGCTCTCGAGGACCTGAAGAAAGCGAGATGGTATCTCGACCGCGAAATAGCCAAACTCCAAGCGGAGGAGGACATCGAAGAGCCTCCAGAGGCGAAGCCGGTCCCTATGGAAGCGAGACTTTTCACCGCAAACGGGGCCGACGGCCCGCTGGAGCTGGTCGCCACGGAGCACGGCTACGTGAGGGTATCCCTCGGCGGATGCCATGCCTACCTCCCGCCTTCCGACGCCCGCGGGCTGGCGGGGGCCGTCGGGAAGAGGGCCGACTGGGGCGACGAGAAGCTCATGTCCATCGCCGCCATGGGCGACGGGAGCCTGTGGCTCAGGATCGCGTCCGAGGAGTGCGGGCTGACCGCGGCTCAGGCACCCATTTTCGCCAGCGTCCTGCGCGAGATGGCCGACGAAGCGGAGGAGAAGGCCGATGACAGCCGAGGAAGCCATCATCCGCGAGCTTTCCACGGGGCCGAAGACGCTCAACCACCTGTGCGCCAAGTGCTCCCCGACGGTCAGATGGTCCGACGGGGAGCGCAAGAGGGACATAACGCCCCTGCTGGCGTTCATGGTCTCGAGAGGGGACATCGGCGTCCGCGAATGGGTCGTGGACAGGGGGCGGTTCGTCCCCGTATATTACCTGAGGAGGAAGGCGCGATGACGAGGCAGGACGACGCTCTGGGCGCGCTCACCCCGGAGTGGCAGACCACCGCGCAGGTCGCGGAGAGAGCGGGGGGCCGTCCCGCCGAGGTCCGCAGGGCTTTGGCGGCCCTGTGCAGATGGGGGCTGGCCGAAAGGCGCCAGAACCCCGGCAAGACGGCGGAATGGAGGAAGGCGCGATGGACGGCATAATCGAGGCAAAGGCTCCCGACAGGGATGTGATGCTCTTCGCCATCGACTTCGTGCCCCGCGAGTGGGCCACCGGATGGGAGATCAACGGGCGCGTCGTCTCCGCGCTCAGGGACATGGACGCGCTCCTGAGCAACGAGACCATGCCCAAGACCGTCAGGGCCCTGAAGGAGCTGGAGGCCCTCGGATTCATAGAGAAGCGCAGGGGGCCGAGAGGGTTCGCGGAATGGAGGCTGGCGAGGGAACCCGAACATAAAACGCACAGGTTGGAGGGCTCCGAATGAAGCGGAAGAGATGCATATGCGGGTTCATGGCCGACGTGGACGAATGGAACTCCAAAGGCATCGTGGTCTACTGCCCCGAGTGCGGGGCTTTCGACCTGAAGCGCGACGAGCTGTACGAGATGGGCCTGAAATCCCGCATGATACTGGCATATCTCGACAGATGGAAGAAGCAGTGGAGGGCCGACGCCGAGAACGAGGACATAGACGACGAAGCGTACAGATCCGCATGCCAGATGGCCGTCGAGATGGCCGACGAGATGCTCAGGGGCATGAGGGATATGGAGCAGGAATGGCGCGACGAATCCGTCGGGGAGGTCGACTACCTATGACGGCCGTCCTGCTGCCTAAGTCCAAGTGGCGCCTGTCGGACGATCCCGGGATCAACTCGCTCATCACGGCGGAGGCCCGCGTCAGGGATGCCTACGAGGAATACGCCCGTTAGACGCTGGCCCTCGGGCTCGGGCACACGGCCAACGCATGGTCCATGGCGAAGATGGCGGACTGCTGGCTCGTCTGCATGGGCGGCAGATGGCACGTCTGGGGGCCGGCCAAGCGCCTGCCCGACCCCGGAGAGGTCGAGAAGGCCGAGTCCGCGCTCAGGAAGCTCTGGAAGGAGCGGTGCGCCGTCCCCGCCTACAATTACGCGTCCTACGACGGCCACCTGACCTACGTCCCGTGGTGCGGATGGAGGGCCGGGATGAGGCCGACGCTGGACAGCCCCTGCTTCAGGGAGAACCTCGCCGAATTCGACAGGCTGATCCATAAGGGAAGCCCCGGAAAGCATGCCGGAGAGGAAGAGGAGGGGATGGAATGACCGACCTGGAGGGGGACCTCCAACGCGCCGTGGAGGCCTTCGAGGACCTCCAACGCGCCCTGCTCAAGGCAGAGGTCAGCGCATCCAAGGACGAGCGCGAGACAATGGCGAGCGCCCTGTTCGCCATGAGGTACACGGCGACGCTTATGGGGCGGTAGGCCCTCGACTTCCGCTATTCGGTGAAAAGCCATATGGAGAAGGGGGGAGTCGAATGATCGTCAGGATGGCGCTCATGGACGACGGCAGGGAGTTCGAGGTTCCCTCCGCCGCCGTGCTCGGATGCTTCGGCTGTGGCTATGTCTACGGCTGGGACGCATACGGGGATCATGCGCTCAACGTAGCCCACATCGTCCGCTTCGGCCCATGCAGAAAGTCCCAATGGGTAAAGGGGGCAGGGCTATGACCACATTGGGCAGAGCCTACGCGTACAGGGGCAAGAAATACCTCGACGAGAGGGGCAGGGCATGGAAGGTCGTGGGCGCGACCATGCTGGACGGCAAGGTCTATCTCAAGCTCAGACGCACGTGGAGGCCTTTTTCCCCGCGGTACAGATACGCCGAAGCCCGTGGAGGCGGGGCGATTGCCTGGATAAAAGACGAGGAGGACCGCGTATGACCGCCGAGCGCGCCCGGGAACTGAAGTCCCTCTTCACGGACCCCGCCGTCCTTGCGGTTGCCGGACCGCTGATAGACGAGCTGGCCGGGATCGAGGACCGTATCACCGAACTCAGGGGGGAGCCGTTCATCAGGTTCCACCCCAAGGACAGGAGCATCCAGAAGGCCACCCCTGCGGGCAGGCTATACAAAGACCTGGTATCCAAACAGACTGATATCGTCCGCATATTGCTGATGCAGTTGCGCAGGGACGGAGAAATGGAGGAGGAAAGTCCACTCCGCGAATATCTCAGACGTCTGGAGGGGGGTCCGTGACCGTCGTCCGGACCAACGGCTACCTCGAGGAATACGTCCGTGCGGTCCTGGCAAGGGAAATCCCGGCGGGACAGGAGTTGAAAGCCGTCCTCCGGGGTCTGATGGCCGACATGGACGGGGACGAGTGGATCTACGACACGACGGAGGCCGACAGGAGAATGTCGTTCATGGAAGGATGCGTCCGCCTCACGAAATCCCCTTACTACAACAGGCCGATGGTCCTGATGGGCTGGCAGAAGGCTTTCATTTCGGCGGTCTACGGATTCAGGACCCTCGACGGCCTCCAGCGCTTCCAGAGGGTCCTCCTCCTGGTCGCGAGGAAGAACACCAAGTCCGAGCTGTCCAGCGCCCTCCTCCTGACGGACATGATTCTCGGAGGCCAAGGCCGCGACATCGTCTGCTCGTCCAATGACGACCTTCAGGCCGACATCCTCTTCCAAGCATGCGATACCATGCGCATGATGATAGACCCGAAGTCCGTCGACACTTGGAGGAATCAGAAGGGGCTGAAATGCGTCCTTAACGACAATCGGATTTTCAAGCTTTCAGACCGCACCCGGTCCAAGGAGGGGCGCAACATCGACGCCGCCGTCGTCGACGAGGTCCACGAGATGCGCGACAACGTCATCGTCAAGTCCATCGAACAGTCTCAGTCCCTCAAGGACAATCCTCTCCTCATAATGATCACGACCGAGGGCGTCGTCAACGAGGGGTTCCTCGATGCCGAACTGAGGAGAGCGAGGGCAATCATCGCGGGCGAAGCCGACGACCTCGCGAGCAGGCGCTATCTCCCCTGGCTCTACACCCAGGACAATGAGAGGGAGGTCTGGGAAGGCAACAGGGAGAACAGGCTCTGGATGAAGTCGAACCCGACCCTCGGGACCGTCAAGAGATGGGACTACCTCGAACAGCAGGTCGACCTCGCAAGGCAGTCCCGCGCGGACAGGGCGTTCGTCCTCTGCAAGGATTTCAACGTCAAGCAGAACAGCTCCGAAGCGTGGCTCATGCCCGAGGACTACTCCTACGATCTGCCGACGGACATGGAATCCATGCGCGGAGGGGTCCTCATCGGAGGGGTGGACCTCGCCGAGACCACCGACCTCTCATGCGCCAAGGCCCTGATAATGCGCCCGGATTCCCCGGTCAAATACTTCGCCTCGATGTATTTCATGCCCGAGGGCAAGCTTGCACAGAGCGACGACCGCAGTGCGGGTGCCCAATATGAAAAATGGGCGAGGGAAGGTCTCCTGAAGATCTGCCCGGGCAACTATATGGACGTCACCAAGGTGGCCGACTGGTTCCTCGGACTCTATCAGGAATGGGGCATCCGCCCTTATGCCGTGGGGTATGACGCACGCTTTGCGACGGATTTCATCCAGCGCATGGAGGCCTACGGGTTCTCGACGGAGAATGTCTACCAGTCGCCCGAGGTTTTGAACACCCCTATCAAGATGGTCGAGGCCGACCTCAGGAGCCACCACATCGCGGGCCTCTCCGAGATGGACAGGTGGTGCCTCTCGAATGCGTGCCTCAAACTGGACTCGAGGGGCAACGGTCTTCTCGTCAAGGCCGATAATCTGCAGTCCCGCAGGATCGACGGGGCCGTCGCCACAGCCATCGCATACGAGGTCTACCGCCGCCACCGCAGTGAATATGAAACAATCGTCTCCAAATTTTGAACATATCACGCGCCAATGATGGTGCATGGGACTGTTCGATTTTCTGAAGAAAAGGAGGGACCCGCCGGAATCGGCGGTGCCCGCCCAGGTTCTCTCCGGCTATATGCCCGTTTTTTCGCAGTACGGGCAGGATATCTATATGTCCGACGTCGTTCAGCAGGCGGTGGCGTGCGTCGTCCACGAGATGAAGAAGCTGAGGCCCCGCCATGTGAGGTCGGAGGGACCCGATGCCGTCTCTGTCCCCGGTCCGATCCAGGCCGTCCTCGACGCGCCGAACCCGGTCATGACGACCTCGGACATGCTGGAGAAAATCACCTGGTCTCTTTATCTGAACTACAACGCGTTCGTCATCCCCCAGTGGTCGCCCGACGGAAGGCTCGAGGCTCTCTGGCCCGTCCAGCCGTCCGCCGTGACTTTTCTGCAGGACGCTTCGGGGACGATGTACGTGCAGTTCGCGTTCCCGAATCTATACCAGTGCACTCTCCGCTACGACGATATCATCCACATCCGCATGAATTATTCCGTCGCGGAGCTGATGGGCGGGGACGCGATGGGCCAGCCGGATCACAAGGCGCTTCTGAAGACCCTCGAACTCAACGACGTTCTGCTCCAGGGGGTGAGCAAGGCCCTGAAGTCCAGCTTCGCCATCAACGGCGTCGTCAAATACAATACCTTAATGGACGACGGCAAGATGGACGCGGCCCTCAGAGACCTGAGCGAACATCTGGCGAATTCGGAGGACGGGTTCCTTGCGATGGACCTCAAGGGCGAGTTCGTCCCGATCAAGCGCGACGCGAAGGTGGTCGACGAGGCCACGCTGAAATTCGTCGACGAAAAAATACTGCGGTATTTCGGGGTCCCCCTGAGCATCCTCACGGGAGAATTCGATAAGGACACCTACGAGAGTTTCTTCCAGAAAACCCTCGAACCCCTGATTATCAGCTACTCCCAGGCTTTCACCAGGACCCTTTTCACGAGGAGGGAGTCCTACGGCTTCGGGAACAGGGTGACTTTCTACGCCGAGGAGCTGATTTTCATGACCATGACCCAGAAACTCGAGCTGGTCAGGCTCCTGGGGGATTCAGGCGCTTTGTATGAGAACGAAAAGCGCGAGATATTCGGGCTGGCCCCGCTGGAGGAGCTGAAAGGGGTCCGCAAGCAGTCTCTGAACTATGTCGATTCCGACAAGGCCCTCACATACCAGATGCAGGGGAGAACCGAAACGATGCCGATAAAGATCGAAGAGAAAGAGGAGGTTGAGACAGATGTCAAAGAAGCATGAGCATGAACCCGTCGAGAAGCGGGCGGTGGAACTGAGGGCGGAGGAGACCGAAGGGGGGAAGGCACTGACAGTCGTCCCGGTGGTCTTCGGGCAGAAGACCCTCATCCATGACTGGCGGACGGGCGAGGACTATTGGGAGATGATCTCCCCGAACGCGCTGGACAGGACCGACATGAGCGATATCCTGCTCTGCACGAATCATGAGTACGAGATGATACCCCTCGCGAGGTCCAAGAACGGGCGCGGGACTCTGAAGCTCGAAGTCACCCCGACGGGGCTGACCGCAAGGACGATGCTGGATGTCGAAGGCAATCCCTACGCCTCCGCACTATACAGTGCGGTCCAGAGGGAGGACGTCACCGGGGCCAGCTTCATATTCAGGGTGGCGGCGGACCATTGGGAGAACCTGAATTCCGACGACCCTTTGAGAATCATAGACGACATATCCGTAATCCATGAGGTGAGCGTGGTGAACGACCCCGCCTATCCTCAGACCAGCGTAAGCGCGAGGAGCGCGGAGGAAACCGGGCCGTCGCCCCTGGAGGAAGCCAGGGCCGAAGCCAGGGCCGAGGAGGAAACCGAGGCAAGGGCAAGGGAGCTGGAGATCGCGAAAGCAAGAAACAGAATCAAGGTGATAATGTGAAAGCATACCTCGAGAAAGTGGTCTCCGACAAGGAGGCCCAAATCGCAGACCTCGCCAAGAGGTCCGAAACCTCCGAGAGCATCGAGGAGGTCAGAGCCATCGAAAAGCAGATCGTCGCCCTGAAGGACGAGATAGCGGAGGCCAGAGCGCAGATGTCCAAGCTGGACGCCGAGGTCAGGGCCAAGACCGAATTCCAGCCCATGAAAGCGCTCGAGTCCGTCGAGATGAAGTCCGCACAGAAGGACGACGACGAGATGGAATACCGCAAGGCATTCATGGCTTACGCACAGAAAGGCGAGATGTCCCCGATCCTCAAGAGGTCCGACGACCGCATCACCAGCGGAGACCTCGGAGTGATGGTCCCCCAGACCGTCATGAACGAAATCATCAAAGGGGTCGAGAAGAAATACGGACAGCTTTACGGGCGCGTCAGGAAGACCTCCATCAAAGGGGGAGTCAAGTACCCTATCGGAGCGTTCAGCGCGACTTTCCACAGGCTGACCGAGGAATCCACCGGAGCCGCCCCTTCCGCGAGGCAGGCCGCCGGAGCCATCACCGGATACGTCGAGTTCAGCTACAACATCGGAGAGATCAGGATTGCAACCAGTCTCCTGGCCAGCGTCCTTGAGGTCCCCGCATTCGAGAGGGAGGTCATCAACACAATCGTTGAGGGATACGTCAAGGCGATGGACAAGGAAATCATGACCGGAGTCGCCGCGTCCCACCAGTGCGTCGGAATCCTGACCGAAGCCGCCGCCAGCCCCAGCAGAATCCCCGCAGGCAACACCATCGAGTTCACCGCCGCGGAAATCATGGACTGGAAGGAGTGGCAGAGCAAATTGTTCGCCAAGATCCCTCTCGGCATGAGGGGTGAGAGGCCCGAGTTCGTCATGAGCGCGGGCACCTACGAGAGCGTCATCAAATGCCTCGCCGACGACAACGACCGCCCGGTCTACTACGAGACTTTCAATCCCATCGACGGCACCGAGACCGCCACCTTCAAGGGAAGGGAGGTCGTCTTCGTCGAGGAAGACATCTTCAAGACCTTCGGCGACATCGACCTCAGCGGAACCGACAGCCCCTATTTCGGGATGCTGTGGGTGCCCCAGAAAGCTTATGCGATCAACTCGAACATGGAATTCTTCGTCAAGCGCTACTTCGACGAGGAAAAGAATGAGTGGATTGACAAGGCTTTGGTCATCAACGACGGAAAGGTCTTGGACGGCGAGTACATCTACCTGCTCAAAAAGGTCGCGTCGAGCTGAGGTGGGCAGGATGGCTGTCGACATCGTCTCCGAATGCAAGGCCCGCCTCGGCATCACCGGGGAATACCACGACGCCACGATCCGCGCATACGCGGACGACGTCATGCGCTACCTCCTCGATGCCGGCGTGCCTCCTACGGTCGTCGCATCCGACGAGGCCGTGGGGTGCATCGCAAGAGGCGTAGCCGATCTCTGGACTTACGCGGGAGGGGACGCAAAGCTCTCCGACGCGTTCATGCAGAGAGCCATCCAGCTCGCCGCAGGGAGGGTGCAGGAATGACCATCGCTCTCAACGTGAAGAAGCGCGTGGCCTACGCGGCCCCGCGCGAGGCCGTCACAGGCAACGCCTACGAGGTCGAGGTCACTCTCGACGCAGAGTGGGAAGGGGCCGAGAACCTCCGCGTCAGGGCCGTGAAGGTCGGCGCGGACGGATACGAAGATTTCGCCATAGCCGACGGCTCGGCTTCCGTGGAGATTCCGGAGGGAATCCCTGCGGTCGAGCTGGGGGTCTGGAGCGACACGATACACACGACCTCGCCCGCGAGAGTCAGACTGCTCCCGTCCATCATGGACCTCACGAGAGACTTGGAGGAGGCCAGCCCATGAGCATCCCCGTCAAAGTGACAGACCGCATCCTCGAGATCGACCTGCTCAGGGTCGACCCGCTGGTATGCGCCAATCAATACTCCTTCGCCGTCACATTCGACAGCGAATGGGAATCGATCACCCAGAGATATGCCCGCATAAGATTCGGCGGGCAGTACTACGAAATCCCGTTCACCGGGACCACATTCACGGCCAACATGCCCTCGGGCGTGCCGATGGTCGAGATAGGGATATACGGGGGCACCATAGCGACCTCCGTCAAGCGCGTGCCGCTTCTCGCGTCCGTGCTGGACGTGCAGGGCACGATGGTCGAGTTCGACAGCGAGCTCTTCGACCAGTGGGACGCGGCAGTCACCGCCCTCCTGACCGACGACGCCCTCGACGCCGAGAGCGCCCATCCGGTGGCCAACTCCGTCATCACCCCGATGCTCCAGGACGCAGTCTACAAGACCACGGGCGGGACCCAGACCATCGAGAACGACGTCGTCATCACGGGCAAGACCGACGCCCTCGCATTGAGGACGCTCGCGTCCTACAATTCGAGCGTGAATTCGGGGAGGTTCCTGAGGATATACCGTTTCGTCAGGCCGTCGGGCGCCAAATGGGCGCTTACGCTCAGGGTGGACCGCCGCGACAGGGCGGGATACAACATCGTCCAGATACAGGCCGCCTACGCGAACGGCGAGGTCACGGGCGGGGCCATAAGCGTGATGACCTCATACGGTAACAGGGAGGCATACTCACTGACGTATGACAGCGCGAACGACAGGTTCGATGTCTACTTCAAGGCGTCGGGGACCAGCGTCCGCCCGATCAACGTCGTCCTCGTCGACGGCTACTCCGACGACGGGGTCATCCAGCCCGCTATGGTCGGGAGCATCGCCTCGTCCACGTCGAGGGCGGGAACCCTCATCGCAGAGGCCGACCCCAAGGCCATGAATTACAACCTCGACATGATACAGTCCAAGAGCTCGACGGCGACTCCGTGGCACAGGATAGCCTACGCCTCCGCCCCTTCGACGATCGGGCTCGGGATAGGCGCGTTCTTCATGGTCAGCACGTCCAGCCCCATACTGTCCGAGATGTTCGGGATGTTCCATGTCGGCCAGAGGACGACGACACCGACCCCGGGCCTCACGATGAAGTGGTTCGGGGGCTACGGCATCGACCCCGACGACTGGGCCGTCGTCCAGCGCGACGGCCTCGTGGAAATCTGGTACCACCAGAGCGCACAATATGCGGTGCCCGAGACCGTCTTCCTGACGGGATGGAGGAGCAACAACTACTACGTGCCGTGGACCGTGGACGACGCCGACAGCCAGGAGCTGGCCGCGGCCCTGCCGTCGGGAGAGGGAATCTTCTCCGCGGCCTCCACCATCAGCGTCCTGACCCCGCCCGCGTCCCTGGCCATGATGTCCCCGAGCGCACTGCAGGGCATGGCCCTCGATGCGCCCGACGCCCAGACCGACGGGGACGGAGACCGCAACCAGGAGGAGCAGAGATGACCTTCCAGCCGTCCGCCCCGTTCACGGTCCCCCTGTCCGTCATGACGACCACCGAGAGCAAGGTGAACGGAGTCTGGGTCAAATCCAGAACCGAGGGCCGCACTCTCCTCGCGTCGTTCCGGACTTTCGGGGGCACCGAGTCGGAGAAGGACGGCAGGATCGCGGTCGAAGACACCGCCGTCGTGGAGACGTGGTTCGCCCCGGACCTGACGGCGGGCATCGCCCTCCGCATGGGGGACGGCTCCGACTGGGAAGTGCTGGGGACGCCCGAGGACGTGGGCATGAGGCACCAATACTCGAGGATGAAGGTCAGGCGCATCAGGGGAGGGGCATGAGATGGCATCGAAGAAGGCCACGGCGGCGAGCAGGACGACGGATTCGTTCTGGTTCGACGACACGGGGACAGACCTCATGTTCAAGGACATCGAGAAGGCGTTCGGCAGGGATGCCGCCAAGGTCTATGACAAGGCGCTCGACGAGGCTTTCGTCACGCCCGAAGCCGTCCTCCGCGACTGGTTCAAAGACGTCCACTACCGCACGGGAAGGACCGCCAAGGCGTACATGCCGGGGAAGACGGTAGCCGCGTTCGACAGGGACCTCGAAGGGTACGCCTACTTCAGGATGTACGGGTACGACAAGAAGAAGTCCTGCGTGCCCATATTCTTCGAGTACGGCTCCCCCAGCAAACCGCCCTACCGCATCGAGCCCGAGTTCATCATCTACTGGGTGAAGAAGGACTTCAAGGGGCAGGTGCACGAGGCGCTGGTCGAGGCCCTCAGGGAAGAGTTCAGGAAGCGCCAGGAAGCCAGCGCCCGCGCCTTTGCGGGAACATCCGAGGGAGGCGCCCAGGCATGACGTGGGAAGCTCTCGAACCTATCCTCGCGGCCACCGGCTACGAGTACGCCCGCCAGGGGTCCTACGCCCCTGAAGGCCCTCTCCCGGAGTCCTTCCTCACGTTCTGGAACGTCTCCACGGACGAGGACCAGTTCTACGACAACAGCCCGTTCAGGGCCGTCTGGCGCTGGCAGGTCTACTTCTACACCAAGGATCCGTCTCTGATGTACTCCGTGATGGGCTCCCTCATCGCATCGGCGAGGGCCGCGGGGTTCATTCCCGAAGGACGCGCCGAGGACATCGACGCGAAGGAGCCCGGCTACGTCGGCAGGACGGTCCACCTGCGCTATCCCGAAGACTTAAACGACATTTCAGAAGAGGAATCGCAATGACAGCATACCCTACAAGGGAATACAGAGGCGTGGAGCGCCTGGTGTACGCCGAAGTCACCGAAGACTCCGAGGACGCCTACACCACCGGCGAGGTCAAACCGCTGGCGGGCATAGCGACCGTGAGCAAGACGACCGCTTCCAGCACGGAAGCCCACTACTACGACAACGCGCCCAAGATCGTCATCGCATCCGAGGGGCCCGACACCGTCACCCTGACCGTGAGCGCCATCCCTCTGGAGGTCCTCGCGGACATCACCGGGCAGACATGGGACAGCACCCACGGAGCCATAATCGAGGGCCAGAGGAGCCAGAAGCACTTCGCCATCGGCTACGTCACCAAGAACACCGACGGGACCAAGGTCTACGTCTGGCGCCTGAAAGGAATGTTCAACATCCCCGACATGACCTCCAGCACCGAGGACGACGGCACCGACGCCAACGGGCAGGAGATAGAGTTCATGGGGGTCGAGACCACCCACCTCTTCACCGCCACCGGAAAGGGCGCCCGCTCGGTCGTCGTCGACGACGGCCTGGGCCTCGCCGACGTCTCGACGTGGTTCAGCGCGGTCGTCACCCCCGACACCATCCAGACGAGGGCGTGAGACCCATGAGGACGGCTCTCACCGTGCGCGATGCGGACGGGAACCCGAAGACCTACGAGGCGACGGACGACGACATCTCGATGGGTCTCTGCGAGGACATCCTGAACGCTTTCAAAGCCGACCTCCTGGTCGGGGGCTTCGACGGTCCGGACTCCGCAGAGATCCAGAACACCGTAAGCAAGGCCATGATGGCCAATCTGTCGGGGTTCTATCCTTTCGCCGCGAGGCTCTTCGACGGGCTGACCGAGGACGAGTGGAGGTCCGCTAAAGTCGGCGACTGCGTCGCCGTCATGCGCGAGCTCCTGATTTATGGGCTCAACCTGCTCGGCTCGATGCTATCCGACGGAAGCAAGACCAGAAAGCCAAAAAACCGACGGGGGACCCCGAGTCCCTCTACCAAACTCTTTTCGATATCCAGATCGCCCTCTGCGACAGATTTCCGTCGCTGAACCCGGTCTCGATCCGCCAGGCCCCGATGCGGGAGTTCTGTCTCATGGCATCGAGGCTCATCGACCATCAGAGGCGGGAGAAGAGGGCGAAGAAAACGAAGAACTGGGTCCCTGCGGGAGACTCCTGGTTCTGACTTCGGGACGGCTCTCCCACCATGGCCGGGCGGGCCCTTATCCTCACGGGAGCCGTCCTCATCCCCGTCCGGCCGCCGTTCGGCACTTTTAGCATATTCTGAGACAATCCTCAGCCAATGGCTCAGAATGACTATATCATAGGGATAGGCATGGGACTGGACCCGTCGGGCCTGAAGGACGGGCTGGCAGAGGCCAAGAGGGAGATGGCTCTGGCCGCGTCCGAGTTCGAGAAGAGCGCAGGCTGGTCGAAGGAGTGGGATAAATCCATCGAGGGCGTCCAGGCCAAGCTCACCCAGATGACCACGGAGCTCGAGGCCAAGAAGAACATCGTCGAGGCATGGAAGCAGGAGCTGGAGCGCGTCACCCAGATCTACGGCGAAGGATCCAAGGAGGCCATGGAGACCGAGACCAAGCTCAACAAGGCCGAGGCATCCTACAACAAGGCCGCGCAGTACACCGAGGCCCTGCGCAAGAAGCTGGAGGATCTGGAATCGCAGGACGGGGAGACCGCCGAAGGCACCGACGACCTGACGGATTCCATCGACGAATCGGCGGAAGCCGCCGACCAGGCGAGCAAGGGGGGGTTCGAGACTCTCAAGCAGGGCCTGACCAACCTCCGCGACAAGGTGGTCGACGGCCTGAAGAACAAACTCACGGAATTCGCGCGGGAGACGCTCCAGACGGGGATGGACTTCACGTCGACCATGAGCGAGGTGCAGGCCATCAGCGGGGCCACGGGCGAAGAGCTGAAGGCACTGACCGCCACCGCCCGCGAGTACGGGGCGAGTACCACTTTCAGCGCCACCGAGAGCGCCGAGGCCCTCAAATACATGGCGCTCGCGGGATGGGACACCCAGCAGTCCACGGAGGCGCTCGGAGGCGTCCTGGACCTCGCCGCCGCGTCGGGCATGAGCCTCGGGAACGCGTCGGACATGGTCACGGACTATATCACAGCGTTCGGGCTGGAGGCCAAGGACGCGGCCTCTTTCGCGGATATGCTGGCCTACGCGCAGGCGAATTCGAACACGACCGCCGAGGGTCTCGGCGAGGCTTTCCGCAACTGCGCGGCCAACATGAGCGCGTCGGGGCAGACGGTCGAGACCACCACCGCGGTCCTCGCCAAGATGGCCGACGCGGGCCTCAAGGGAAGCCAGGCGGGGACCTCACTGTCCGCCATCATGCGCGACATCACCAAGAAGATGGAGGAGGGCGAGATCGCCATAGGGGAGACCACCGTCTCGGTCGTCGACGCGGAAGGGAATTTCCGGAGCCTGACCGAGATCCTGAGAGGGGTGGAGGAGGCCGTCGACGGCATGGGGACGGCGGAGGCGGCGACCGCCCTCCAGACCACATTCACCGCCGACTCCATCAAAGGGATGAACCTCATCCTCGGGCAGGGAGTCGACGAGGTCGCGAGCTTCGAGAGCGCCCTGCACGGGGCCGACGGATCGGCGAAGGCCATGGCCGACACGATGAACGACAACCTGGCAGGGGATATGAAGAAACTCCAGTCCGCCGTGGACGAGATGAAGCTCAAGCTCTTCGACCTCCTGGAAGGCCCGCTCAGGGGCATCGTCAGCTTCGTGACCGACAACCTTCCCTTGGTCATCGGGCTGGTCGGTGCCGTCGGAGGGGCATTTGCCGCATGGAAGGTCGGGAGCGTCCTCAAGGAGATGATGGACGGGGTCAAAGCCCTGCTTCCCATGCTGGCTTCTCTGACCTCGGGCACGGCATTGGCGACGGCGGCGGAGGTGGCCCATACGGCGGCGTCCACCGCCATGGCGGCGGCGCAGGGGGTGGCCTCGGCCGCGACCTCGGCTCTGGGGGCGGCGATGACTTTTTTGGCCGCGAATCCCATCGTGCTGGTCATCGCGGCGATAGCCGCCATCGCCATCGCGCTGTATGAATTGTATGAAAACTGCGAGTGGTTCCGCGACGCCATCGACGGGATATGGGACGCGATAGTCGGATTCTTCGAGTGGGCCTACGATTCGATATGCGGGCTTTTCGAGCCGCTCGTCGAATTCTTCGGGGGAATATGGGACGGAATCAAGGGAGTCTTCGGCGGGATAGGGGACTGGTTCGGGCAGGTCTCCGAGGGGGCCGTCGGATTCTTCGAGGACCCGTGGGGAAGCGTGACGGGATTCTTCGGAGGGATATGGGACGGCATCAAGAAGGCGTTCTCAGGCGCGGCCGACTGGTTCGGAGACCTGGCCGACGGAGCCGTGAAGTTCTTCGAGGACCCGTGGGGAGGCATCAAAGGCTTCTTCGGAGGGGTATGGGACGGCATAACCCACGCTTTCGACGGGGCGCTGTCTTTCTTCGGCATATCATCCAAGGATATGCGCGAAGCATTCCAGACCGGATGGGGCATGATGAAGGACTTTTTCGGGAATGTCTGGGACGGCATCAAAGGGGCGTTCAGAGACCCGGTAGGGACGTTCACGGGAATAGCCAACAGCATGAAAAACGGCCTCGAGAGCGCGTGGAACGGAATATCATCGTTTTTCGGGGATATCTGGGCGAAAATCAAAGCACCTTTTGAGGGGATAGGAAACTGGTTCTCAAGCACTTTCGGCGGGGTTGTCAGCGCCATCAAAGCGCCTTTCGAGGGGATATACAACTTCTTCAAGGGCATCTGGGATAAGATCGCGGGGATTTTCCAGCCCGTGCTGTCGTTTTTCGGTCTGGGAGGGGGCTCTGCGAGCGACCCGCTCAAGGAGAAGCGCGAGGAAGTGGACAGGCTCAAGCAGGCATTCGACAGCGCCCAGAAAGCGTACAGCAGCGCGCAGGACGAGTGGCTCGATGCGAACCGCAATTTCGGGTACGGATCGGGGCGCGAGAGAAACGCATACACCGCATACAGCAACGCAAGCACAGCTCTGACCCAAGCTTCCCAAGCCTACTCCAAAGCGAAAAAAGACCTCGAGGATGCGGAGGCCAGCGCATCAAGCGGTTCGTCGGGTCTGGGCGGAATCACGTCCTCGATCCAGAAAGCATTCTCAGGCATCACCGACATCATAACCAAGCCCTTCACCGCCGCGTTGGACGCCATCAAGAACATCTTCGGGGGCATCGGCTCTTGGTTCTCCGACAATGTCGTAGGACCCATCGGAAACGCGCTGGGGGGCATCGTTGGAGGCGTTACGGATGTCATCGGCGGGGTCGCCGAGGGCATCGCAAACGGGGCCGGAGGAGTGGTCAACGGGGTCAAAGAATTCGGGGAGAACGTATTCAACGGGTTCAAGTCCTTCTTCGGAATCCACAGCCCTTCGAAACTCATGCGCGACAAAGTCGGTCTCATGCTCGGCGAGGGGGTCGCCGAAGGGATCCGCGATTCCATCGGGGCCGTCAGGAGCGCTTCCGACGCCCTTTCCGGCGCGGTATCGGTCGGCGGGAGCGCGTCCGCGTCCGGAGGCGCAGGAGGGGGCGGGACCGTCATCTTCAACCAGACTATCAATTCACCGGACCCGCTGTCGGCGGGCCAGATATACCGCGACACGAGGTCGCTTATCGGCAGGAGGATGGCGGCATGATGCGCGTCTGGATCGGCTATGCGGACGGGGACACCGAAACCGAGCTCACCAACCGCGCGGAGTGGGCGCTGACATCCGTCGAGGGCGTCTCTTCGGCTGACGTGGAACTCGACGCGCAGGGTGTCGCGGGAAGGGACGGCTCCGCCGTCAGGAGCCCGAGGATGAGCCCGAGGATCATAACGATGAGCTTCGCGCTGGTCAATTCCGTCCAGAGCGCGAGGCGCGAGCTTCTGTCGTGGCTCGAGCCGAAGCGGAAAATCTCGCTCAGATTCGAGGACCGGAAGGAGCTCCGCATCGACGGCTACGTCCAGAGCATCGCTGTGTCGCAGGACGAGCCTGTCGAGCGCATGGAAGCCCGCATATACTGCCCCGACCCGTGGTTCAGAGGGCTGGAGCATGATTCGGGGGCGCAGACGGGCACCTACGCGTTCGAGGCCGACGCGAGAGGGCAGGGATGGAGGATCGAGATGACCGCAACGCAGTCCACCTCCGCCCTGACAATCACGGCCAACGGCGTGACTTGGAGGGTGCCTTCTCTCACGGTCTCGGGCGGGGGAAGCAACACCGTGGTTCTGGACACTTCGGTGTCGCCTCCGCAGTACGCCCTCAACGGGAGCGGGTATTGGGTCAACTGGCCCATCGACCAGGACCTGCCCGAGCTCCAAGCGTCGAATACGGTCACGCTTTCGTCGTCGGATTGGACCTTCGAGGTCAGCTACTGCGAGAGGGAGTGGGGATTTTGAGCGGGGCCCCGAACATCCAGATCCTGGACCCGAGCCTGGCCGCGCTCTCGGTCACGGACGACTATGAATCGCTGGTCTGGACGGAGAGGTGGAACGAACCTGGCGATTTCTCCATCAGAGTGCCGCTGACGCCCGAGAATCTGGGCCTTTTCGCGGAGGACAATTTCATCCGCCCATACGGCACCAATAAGATGGGCATCATCGAGAGGATCGAGACGCAGGGCGACGCCAGAGGGGAAGGCATCCTCACGGTATCGGGGCGCGACGCGCTCTCCCTGCTGGACCGCAGGGTCATCGTCGGCACGCTGTCGGTCAACGGCCTCGCATCCACCTTCTGCTCCAAGGCGCTGAGCCAGAGCCTGGGGGACGAGGCGGAATACCTCCGGAGGATTCCCGTCATCGGCATCGGCGACCTGACCGCGCTGGACGCAGGCCAGGGCTACGCCCACAGGGCCGCGACGTACCGCAATCTCAGGGAGAAGATATGCCAGGTCGCGGAGGCGGCAGGGTGCGCTATCAGCGCGGACTACGACGCGTCCGAGGGCAAGATCATGGTGACGGCCAAGTCCAAGAGGAACCGCGCGGGAGACCTCGTTTTCTCGGAGGGCAGGCTCAACCTCCTGTCCTCGCGCTATTCGTGCGATTCCTCGGCTCTGGTCACGAACCAGTACATCGGCGGGGCGGGGGAGGGCGACGACAGAGTCTTCGCAAGCTATTCCGACAGCCAGTACGGCGGAATCCACCGCCACGAGGGGTATCAGGACCAGCGCGACCAGGGGCGCGAGATGGCGCTGTCGGACGCTTTCGAGAGGTTCGTGCCGCCTGGATCGAGCTTCCAGGGCGTGGAGCTCCAGGACTACGAACCCGTCTGGGAGACGGACTCGAGCGGCACGACGGCGCTCGTGGACATCACGGCCAAGGCGGTCGCGTATTACCGCATAGCAAGCAACATCCCCATTGCCACCAAGCCAATCTCCATGCGTGCGGCCTACTCGGACGGCAGGGACGCATCGGAGCAGGAGGCTTTCTCCCAGATGCTGGACGGGATGAAGGCGCTCTATGACCAGTACAGCCAGTACGACCCGACGCTTGAGATCGAGACGGTCATCAGCACATCCGGAGTGACGCTCAGGTGGAGCGGGGACACAGTCACGACACCCGCATGGAGCGCGTGGAGCTTCGATCCGACCGAGTCCATAGCCAGCGACGAGGAGGTTACAATCGAGGCCGACAAGTACGCGCAGATTCTGGCAGAAATGGCCAAGGAAATCTGGTCGGAGAGCCAGAGAGCCAAGGCATTCGACGGCACGCCCGACATCTCGATGCTCACTTACCGCCATTCGTGGGCGCTGGGCGATGTGTGCAGGTTCAGGACGCGCTACGGGATCTCTGCGACCGCGCTCATCGTGGAGGCCGTGGAGTCGTGGGATTCCGGAGGCTACGAAGTGACGCCGGGATTCGTCTGGGACTGACGGCACTTTGAACGTATGCGAGGTGAATCAAGGGGCATGTTGGAGGAAATAGCATCCTACATCGACCCCGAACTCCTGGTGCTCATTCCCGTCCTCTATCTGATGGGCGCGGGCATCAAGAGGTTCGGAAGCGACGACAGAGTCATTCCCCTGGTCCTCGGGCTTATGGGGATGATGCTGGCCTGCCTGTACGGGCTGGCGACAATGAAATCGGGGGACACCGTGGCCATGACCCTTTTCACCGGGATCGTCCAGGGGATATTCTGCGCGGCGGCCGCCGTATATTCGCATCAGCTGTATAAGCAGTCCACCAAAGAGAAGGGGGCATGATGGTGGAGGCCGAGACGGTCGGGATGGTCCTGCTGGCCCTCTCGACCATCATCGGGGCTTTCGCGGTGGTGGCGAAACCCATACTCAAGCTCAATGCCACCATCGTCCGGCTGGAATCGGTGCTGACCTCCCTGCAGGAGAAGGTGGCCGAGGCCGGAAGGATCATGCACGACCAGGACGCACGCCTGGACCGGGCGGAGACCACCCTCACAGAGCACGGCCTCAGGATAGAGAGGCTGGAGGAAGAATGCGAGAGGAGGCATGAGTAAGCATGCCGGGCAAAAAGGGCAGGGGCCAGCCGTCCAAGTGGGGGACCCACGTCGAACCGAGGCTCGAGGACGTCCGCCAGTGGGCGAAAGCGGGCGCGACGAACAAAGAGATAGCCGCGGCCCTGGGAATCAACATCGACACTTTCTGCGTCTACCAGAACCAATACCCCGAATTCTCCGAAGCGATACGCGAGGGAAGGATGTCGGGGGCCGCAGAGGTCAAGACCGCACTGCTGAAGCTTGCGGTAGGATTCAACGCCACCGAAGCGGAGGAGATCATCATGAAAGACGAGAACGGGGCCGTCACAGGGCGCAAGCAGACGAAGCGCACGAGGGCGGTCGCACCGGACCTCAAAGCAATCGAAGCGTATCTGCGCAATACCGCCGACGAATGGTCCGATCTGGACAGCGCGTCCCGCATGGTCAAAGAGGCCGAGGCCGAGCTGAAAAGGATGATGGCCAGCATGCAGGGGTTCTGAGGGATGTATACCGGGCTGGGGGACTTCTACCGTTCCGACGAATGGGAGCGGTGCAGGTCGGCTTTCCTTGCGGGCCGTCTGGCAAGGGACGGGGAGCTGAAATGCGAGAGATGCGGGAAGATAATCGTCAGGCAGTACGAGGCGATTCTCCACCACAAGACGGAGCTGGACGAGACCAACGTCTTCGACGCCGAAACCGCCCTCAACCCGGACAATCTCATGCTCGTCTGCCATTGGTGCCACGACGCCATCCATGAGAGATGGGGCCACCAAAGGTCCCGCCATGTCTACCTCGTCTGGGGGTGCCCGTGCTCAGGGAAGAGGGCTTTCGTCGACGCGTCCAGGGGGAAGCATGACATCGTCATCGACATCGACGCCATCTACGATTCCCTGGGGGGAGAAAGGTCAGCCGTCAAGATGGAGGCCCTCACAATGTACCGCACTGCGGTCGACCTCATAAGGACGAGGGGTGGGAAGTGGCGCAATGCGTGGGTTATCAGGGGTCTTCCCCGGTCGTCCGACAGGGACAGGCTTCAGAGGGATCTGGGGGGCGCAGAGGAGGTCCACATCGAAAAGGACCCCGAAGAATGCCGCAGAGAGGCGGTGAACAGGGGCGGCGAGTGGCCCGCATGGGTCGAGCAGTGGATCGAGGATTCGGCACTTTGAAGGACCCTGGGGGGTATGGGGGAACGGCGGCGGGGTCTCTGTCTGTGGTTGAGTGCATCGAATTCTTCCTGCCGCCGACCTCCCCAACATTTTGATTATGGTACGGGGCAATGCCCATGCGACGGCGGGTTCCAGACCTCACATTCCCTGCTCCTTTCTCCGCCGTCACTTCCGTCCCGGTATTCCCGTGCATCAGGGGTTTCCTGCAAGGGACAGCGGACCGGGAGAAAAAGCGGGTTTTCCGGGGTTTTCTGCGGTATCCATGGGATATGCCCGGTTCCGTGGGACAGGCGCAGTCCGGATGGAAAAAGGGCTCCGTATGCCGGAAAAGAGGCGGAAAAAGCCCCGGTATCGGGTACGGGAGCATTGGGTACGGGAGCGTTCCCGGTCCGACTGCCGGGATCCCGTCAGACGGGCACTGCGGTGAACCTGCCGGACGGTCACTGCGGTGAGGCTGTCCCGGTCCGGTCCGTCTGGGAACCGCCGGGAGGTGAGGGTCTGATGCGGACGGACTTCTGTCAGGTCCTGCCCCTGTCGGCCGGGTGATTCATCTTCATCCCCCCCCCCCCCGATTTGGATGTACGGACCTGATGGGGTACTGTCGGTGAGGGCTTCGAACCCACTGCGAACAAAAAAACGAAATTTTTCGCAAAATTCGTTTTCTTGTCTCATTCGGGTTCACCCCCCGCAATCAGAAGGCATCCGAGGGGATATTCGTCCGACCCTTTGAGTATCTACGGCGGGAATCCATGTCCATGACCAACGCGGAATCACTCCAAGCGATAGTCACCGCCCTCGGAGGAACGCCTTCGGGAGCGACGAACGCCGAGCTTATCCAGGAGATCGCGGTTCTCCTCGGCTCGGAAGCCAGCGCATCATCCAACAGCAAGGCCCTCTCGAACCTCGCCGCCGCCGCGACGGGCAAGACCTTCGGGGCGGGCCAGACCAAGAACGCGTCGCCCGCTACGTCCAAAGTCACCGTCGAGCCCGACGCGGGCAAGGTGCTGACCAAAGTCGAGGTCTCGGCGGTCACCTCCGCCATCGACGCGAACATCGTCCCCGGCAACATCAAGAAGGACGTCATCATCCTCGGAGTCACCGGGACCTACGAGGGCGAAGGCGGCGGGAAGTGAGACTGGAGGCCCGCTGACGGGGCCCGGAGGTCCTGGGGGTATCAGAGACTGCCCCAGGCCGCCGATGCCCTCAGTGGGCTTCTATGGGCCTTCTTCGTGCCGCCCCCATCAGCAGGTCACACGGATGCCGTCCTCGAACTCGGCCCATTCCAGGGTCTCCCCTGCCGGGTCCCTGAGCTCGACGGCGACGGTGTCCTTCTTTCCGGCGGTGTAGGCGGACCAGGCCCCGAAGAGGTTCTCCCCCTCGGCACGGCTGGCCCCTCTCCATACGGTCACGCTCCTCCGGTGTCTGTAGGTCCTGATCTCATAGGCCGGGCCCCTGGGAGTCCCGTTCTTCAGGGACCCCGGCACCTGGACCTCGTCCCCCTCGACATTATGGAGGACATACGCAACCATCCCTGCCGGGACGTCGAGGCCCGCAAGGAAATACATCGCCCCCTTGAGGTCTCTGAAGCAGGCATGGGTCACATACTTCCACCTCGGGTCCCCGTTGGGGAACCCGTGGGATACGACCGAGTACGGCCACCCCTCTTCCCCGGTCATCTCAGCACCTCCAGACCCTGGGGCGGTAGGCCGCCTCATAATAGATTCCTTCGAAGTCCAGCTCACAGACCGTAAGGCCCGCGTCCTCTCCGAAGTGTCCCTTATACCTGCGCACCCTGACGATCCTCCACGGGTTCTCGCTCTCTGCCCTGGTCTTGCGTTCCCTGGCATCTTCCAGGACCCTGATGACTTCTTCGGCGTCGTCCTTTATCCATCCGCCTCCTCCGAAGGTCACGTAGAACCTGTCTGCCGTCTTCCTGATGTTCTCTGCGTTTCCGTTCATTTCTGTGTCTCCTAACGGGTTTTCCCCGTCTAATACTACATGGGCATACTACTATTTAATACATTTGTTATATGTAGTTACAGACGGGGACAAGATCTGCCGGAAATGCGTGGGATGGGAGGTCAAACCCTCCCTTCTACGCGTTCTGCGAGCCACGGGTAGGAATCCAGATCGGCCTCCCCGCTCATGAGATACATCACCAGGGCGACGCCGTTCGCGATGCCTTCCTCGGAATCGTCCACGGCCAGCCCGGTCCAGATGCGTGCGTATCCCGACATCAGTTCCAGGTTGTTTTTCACGAAATCCCAGACGTCCGCGTAGATCGAACCGTCCGCATCGGCTTCTTCGACCTGGCACTGCCTCAGAATCCAGTCCTGGACGGTCCTCTCCGCAGGGGTGCCGTAGGGGAGGCCCCAGGCCCGCCCCATGCTGACCCAGAAGTCCCAGACGTCCACCAGGTCCTCCCCTTCGGAAGCCATCCATTCAAGGACGGACGTCATTCAGGCCACCTCCTTCATCATCCTGAATCCGAACTTGCAGAGGTCGCACTCCAGCTCGGACAGCCTCTCCGACAGTTCCCTGAGTTCGGCGTCCCTCTCGGGGTTCCTGCCGACCATCTCTGCCCCCGCCATGCTCAGGATCTCATGGGCCTGGGCTATCAGTCTGCATGCGTTCTCAATTCTGTCTTCGGTTCCGTTCATTTCTGTGTCTCCTAACAGTTTCCTGTCTAATACTACATGGGTATACTACTATTTAATACCTTTGTTATATGTAGTCACATAACAATATATGATCTGTATAAACAGGACTCGTCCGGCGGAGGCATGCCGTCTGTCCGGGACGGTATTCCTGCCCGCCGAAACGGGAACGGAGTCTGCGGGATCCTCGGTCGTCCCGGAATTTTTTTGCGGTGATTACATTTAACAAAGGTATTAAATAGTAGTATACCCATGTAGTATACAGACAGGAAAAACCTGTCAGGAGACACAAGAAATGAACGGAAACACAGCAAAGAGATGGGTCGTGACCTGGACCGTCAGGTCATGCCTCGGAATCGAAGACGAGGGCGCAAAGCGCTTCGACGATGAATTCGATGCCGACTGGTTCGCACAGGAAAAGACCGAGGACATCAGGGCCAAGTCGCCCGTATCCGCCTTCCAGGTCTGGGTCAGGGAGGTGGCCTGAATGGCCAGCAAGGAGACGATCATCAGATGCTTCGAGGATGCGGCCGAAAGCTTCGGATACCCCAAGGCATCCGTGGACATATCCGAGTTCCGTGACCTCAAAATCAGGTGGGAGCGCACGGGGAGCAGGGACTGGATTCACTTCAGGGTCACGGACTACCTGGAGGCCCTGTCCGACCCTGCCGTCTATGACCTCGCGGACGGTCTCATGCGCAAGATTACCGGGGAGGGGATCACTGCCCCCGACTTCAGCCGCGCGGACGTGGAACTGTCCTCGCCGGAGTTCGCCGCCAGGATGCAGGCAAGGTTCCTGAGAAGGAACGGCCTCCGGAACGAGCCGGAAGCATGGGGGGAATACGTCAGGATGGCGGAGGAGAGGGGAGTGGCCCTGCCCGAGCATGCCAAGTGCTTCCTGACCCCCGAGGCCGAGTCGGGGGCCACCGCCACGTTCCGCGTCGCCGCGATGGGGGAGGACATCCACGGCCTGCCCATGAGCGACCAGATCCGCTGGATAGACTCCCAGATGGTGCGCATCGCAAAGGGCCTCCGGGACTGCAATGCCGAAGGGGTCCCGGACCGCTTCGTGGAGGTGGAGTGAATGGGCAACAGGGCGGTCATCACCACGCAGGAAGATCTTGACCGGGACGGAATCGGGATGTATCTCCACTGGAACGGGGGCCTCGACAGCGTCGGACCCTTCCTCGAATACTGCCGTCTGAGGGGATTCCGGGGCCTCCCGGATGACTACGGCTACGCCAGGCTCGCCCAGGTAGTCGGGAACTTCATGGACGGCGGAGGGCTGAGCGTCGGCCTGGGCCCCGTGAAGAGCCTGGA